ACTTTTTCCAATAGAGCGATTTTCCCAGACTTTTTTGACGAGGAGGTGACAGTGTTGGGACGAATTGCCATCACGCGCGATACGATTAAAGCGCAGACAATTTCTGCCATGAAGAAAATGGGCACTTTTGAACCGGAATATGAGCCGATAATTGAAATTTACGCCGGTTTGCGAGAACAATATTACCGGCTTTTGGCGGAATATCAGGACGGAAAAAAATACCGGTACGCTACTCCGACGGCGGACGGCGGCGAGAAAAAATCCCCGCTGTCCCTGACCATCGAGAGTCTGCGGAAGGACATCCTGCTGTACTCAGACCGGCTTATGCTTAACCCAAAGGCGAGGGACGAAAAGGGGAAAAAGAAGGGCCAAAAATCAAAACTGGCGGAGGCGCTTCTGAATGGCCCGTAAGAAGCTGGAGCGGTACCCGAACTTTGGAGCGGTCCGGCAGTACGTGGACGATATTCTGGGCGGGCGGAAGGTTGCCTGCAAAGAGCTGATCCAGGCGTGTGAGCGGTTCGAGCGGGATCTGCAGGACCCGCGGTGGGAGTTCCGGCCGGCGGATGCGGAATTTGTGATCCGCATCATCGAAAAAACTTTTGTGCATCAGCAGGGAGAACGGCTGGACGGAACACCGCTGCGGGGGCAGCCGTTTCTGCTGGAGCCATTCCACAAGTTCATCGTGTACAACCTCCTGGGGTTTTTCAAAGCGGGGACCAAGGAGAGGCGGTTCAAGGAGGCACTAATCTACATACCACGGAAAAACATCAAGACCAGCTTCGCGGCGGCCCTGTCCTGGGGTCTGGCGCTGCTGAACCGGCGGAGCGGGTCGAAGGTATACATTGTGGCGGCAGCCTTGAAGCAGAGCTTGGAGTCCTTCAACTTCATCAACTTCAACCTGGAGCAGATGGGAGAGAAGGACAATTTCAGGGTGATTGACAATAACCAGGAGCACAGCATACAGGGAGACCTGGGGGACGGCTCTATCTTCATTCAGGCCCTGGCGGCCAACCCGGACCGGCAGGACTCCCTCAACTGCAACATTGCCATTGCGGACGAGATCCACGCCTACAAGACCCCGAAGCAGTACAACATCATCAAGGAGGCCATGAAGGCATACACCAATAAACTGATGATCGGCATTTCCACGGCTGGAGACAATGAGCAGGGCTTTCTGGGACAGCGGCTGAAATACTGCCGCAAGATCCTGGATGGGACGGTGGAGGATGAACAGTATTTTATTTTTATGACCTGCGCCCCGGAGGGGGTGAAGGACGGCAGCGTGGACTTTACAGACCCGAAGGTCCACGAGATGGCAAACCCCGCCTACGGGGTGAGCATCCGGCCGGAGGAAATAATGAACGACGCCCTGCAGGCCCAGAACGACCCCCAGCAGAGAAAGGACTTTTTTGCAAAGAGCCTCAATGTCTACACCAACGCACTGAAAGCCTATTTTGATATTGAGGAGTTCCGGAAATCGGATGCGGGATACAGCTGGACGCTGGAGGAGCTGGCCAAGCTGCCCATTGACTGGTATGGCGGCGCGGACCTGTCCAAGCTGCACGACCTGACGGCGGCGGCCCTGTTCGGCCACTACAAGGACGTGGACATCATCATCACCCACGCGTTTTTCCCGGTGGTGGCGGCCCACGTCAAAGCGGACCAGGACCACATTCCCCTCTTTGGGTGGGCGGAGGACAACTGGCTCACCCTGTGCAACTCCCCAACAGTCAACCACGCCGACGTGGTCAACTGGTTTGTGGATATGCGGCGGATGGGGTTCAAGATCCGCCAGGTGGGGCACGACCGGAAATTCTGCCTGGAGTATTTCCTGGGTATGAAGTCGGCCCGCTTCAAAATTGTGGACCAGCCACAGTATTACTACAAAAAGTCCCAAGGATTCCGGCACATCGAAAACGCGGCAAAAAACGGAAAGCTGTACTATCTCCACAGCGACGCATTCGAGTATTGCGTGGAGAATGTCCACGCAGTGGAGAAAACAGACGACATGGTTCAGTATGACAAGGTCATGCCGGAACAGCGCATTGATTTGTTTGACGCGGCGGTGTTCGCCTGTGTGCGGTATCTGGAGAACATGGAGCGGCAGAAGAAAGGCGCCTCGTGGTGGGGCGAAGAAAAGGGGAAATCATAGTGAGCTGTCAGTTTAAGAATGAATGCCCGAGTGCTACTGGGTGGTGCGAGGGGCCGGAACAGGATTTTTCCAGGCGCATTCCGTTTTTGATGAGCGCAGTGCATGCGCGGGACGATAAAATCCGGGAACTAGAGAAAAGGCCGATGCCGTCGTTTCGTGAGATCCCTATTTTTGAGTGCGACCGCCGGGCGTGCAACAAGTGCAACCCGGTATGCAGTCATACGCCGGACATTCGGCACGCGAAGAATTTTCGCATTACCCACACGGACGCGGACGGGAGTATCTACTTCATGGAGGGCGAAGGATGAGCCGAAAACGGAGAAGCAGACCACAGGCGAGAGATGAGCCTAGAGGGCAGAAGCGGGGCGCGGCGGCGTGGCTGTGCTCCAGTGAAGCGTATGACACGCTGACCTGCCAGGGGTATGTGAGCCTGGCCAATAATCCGGAGATCGCCGCGGGAGTGGACACCATCGCGCGTCTGGTGGGGTCCATGACCATCCATCTGATGGAGTGCCGGGACGGGGGCGCGGTGCGCATCCAGAACGAACTGTCCCGCAAAATCGACATCAACCCAAACCAGTACATGACCCGGGCGGCGTTTATCCATTGGATCGTCCGGACCATGTATCTGGAGGGGAACGGAAACGCGGTGGTCTGGCCCAAAACACGGCGCGGGATCATCCAGGACCTGAACCCGGTCCCGCCCAGCTTTGTGTCGTTCATCCCGGACGGGTGGGGATACCGTGTGGTGATCGCCGGACAGGAGTACCGGCCGGACAAGGTGCTGCACTTTGCCCTGAACCCGGACAGCCTCTACCCATGGTTGGGAACCGGGTACCGGGTCTCTCTGGCGGACGTGGCCAACAACCTGAAACAGGCGGCGGCCACCCAAAAGGGATTTATGGCCAGCAAGTGGAAACCGTCTCTGATCGTCAAGGTGGACGCCTTGACAGACGAGTTTTCCAGCCCGGAAGGCCGGAAGAGGCTCCTGGAGCAGTACGCCATGAGCGGGCAGGCCGGAGAACCGTGGATGATTCCGGCGGAACAGTTCTCTGTGGAGCAGGTGAAGCCGCTCACCTTGTCGGACCTGGCGCTGGACGCCATGGTGACGCTGGACAAACGGACGGTGGCCGCCGTGCTTGGCATTCCGGCGTTTGTGCTGGGCGTGGGCGAGTTTGACCGGGACGCCTGGAATAATTTCATCAACACAACCATCATGCCCCTGGCCCGGGGAATTGAGCAGGAGCTCACCAAAAAACTCCTTCTGTCCCCAGAGTGGTTTTTCCGGTTCAACAACTGGAGCCTGTTTTCGTACTCCATCACAGAGCTGGTGAGCGCCGGCGCGGAGATGGTGGACCGGATGGCCCTGCGGAGGAACGAGTGGCGCGGGTGGCTGAATCTGCCGCCCGACCCGGAAATGGACGAGCTGCTGGCCCTGGAGAATTACCTCCCGGCGGACCGGCTGGGGGACCAGGGGAAACTGGTACAAGGAGGCGAGTAAATGGAGCGGAGAACAGCAGTGGCCCGGGATGGGAAATTCCAGACCCGGGCCGAGGACGGAAACCTGTACATTGAGGGCTATTTTGCAGTCTACAACTCCCGGTACAACCTGTGGGACGACGCCTACGAGACCATCGCCCCGGGGGCGTTTGAGGGAGAAACCCGGAAGGACGTGCGGGCCCTGTGCAACCACGACAGCACACTGGTGCTGGGGCGGACCACAGCGGGCACCCTGACCCTGCGCACCGACGAGGTGGGCCTGTGGGGGTCCATCATCATCAACCAGGCGGACCAGGACGCAATGAACCTGTACGAGCGGGTCAAGCGCGGCGACGTCACCCAGTGCAGCTTTGGCTTTGACATTGTGGACCAGGATGTGGAGTATCAGGACGGGGAGCCCACGGTGTGGGTCATCAAAAAGGTGCGCCTCTATGAGGTGAGCGTGGTTACCTTCCCGGCCTATGAGGACACCGGAGTCTCGGTCCGGCGCCGGGAATTTGCCGAATTGGCGCGGAGGAAAACCGAGGCATGGAAGGCGAAGGCCCGGGCAAGATTGGAGAAAACCCATGGAACTGCGTGAGGCGCTGGAGACGGCGGCCCGGATTCTGAAAACCGGGGAACGGGTGGAACTGCAGCCCACCAAGGACGGCGCGGAGGTGTACGTACTCAAACGCCGGAGGGTTAAACTGAATCAAGAGCCCGCCCCCAAACGTGGGGACGGAGGAGCCGAGCGTGGCTGACTGCCTGATGGGCAGCCGGTCACGCTCTTTTTTATTTTCAACATCGAAAGGAGAGAACCCCATGCTGAAAGCACTGATGCTGAAACGGCAGATCGACAGCAAAAAGGCGGAACTGGCCGCACTGCTGGAGAAGGACGCCGGGTTTCAGACCCGGGAAGCGGAACTGGAAGCGGCCATTGCCGAGGTGGAGCCCGGAAACACCGAGCAGGAGGCGGCCGTCAACGCCGAAATCGAGGCCTACGAGTCCGAAAAGGCGGAGCACGACCAGGCCAAACAGACCTTGTCCACGGACATTGCCAGTCTGGAAAACGAGCTGGAGGAGCTGGAGCGGAACCAGCCCGCGCCCCCGACCCCGGAAAATCCCAAGAAAGAACCTGATATGAGAGGAGAGAGACGCATGGAAAAAATCGACATTCGGGCTCTGCCCATGAACCAGCGGGCATTTGACTCCCTGCCCATGGAGCGGCGGCAGGCCATTGTGGAGCAGGAGGACGTGAAGAACTTCCTGTCCCAGCTGCGGAGCATGAAGGGCCAGAGCCGGGCGGTGACCGGCGCGGAGCTGACCATCCCGGTGGTGTTCCTGGACCTGATCGCGGAAAACATGTTCCGGTATTCCAAGCTGATGAACCGGGTGCGGGTGCGCAATGTGACCGGCGAGGCCCGGCAGACCATTGCGGGCACCGTCCCCGAGGCCGTGTGGACCGAGATGTGCGGGGCCATTAACGAGCTGACCTTCGTATTCAATCAGATCACCCTGGACGGCTACAAGGTTGCTGGCTTTGTGCCCATGTGCAACTCCATCCTGGATGACAACGACATCAATCTGGCCGGCGGGATTGTGGAGATGCTGTCCGAGTCCATCGGCCTGGCCAAGGACAAGGCCATCCTGTACGGCAAGGGCAGCGCCTACCACATGCCCATGGGCATTGTGACCCGCCTGGCTCAGACCGCCGCCCCGGACAACTACCCCGCCAACGCCCCCGCCTGGGTGGATCTGCATGAGAGCAACGTCCTGAAAATCGGCGGAAACAGCGTCACCGGCGCCCAGTTCTGGGCCCAGCTGATGGAGGCCACCGGGGCCACTTACACCAAGTACAACCGGGGAACCATGTTCTGGGCTATGAACAGCAAGACCTATGCCACGCTGAAAAGCAAGCTCATCACCTTCACCGCCACCGGCGACGTGGTGGCCAACCTGTTCGGCTCTCTGCCTGTGGTTACCGGTGATATTGACATCCTGGAGTTCATCCCGGACGGCGATATCATCGGCGGATATGGCGACCTCTACCTGTGGGCCCAGCGGGCCGGTATGACCATCGAGCAGAGCCGGGAAGTGCAGTTCATCCAGGACAACACCGTGTTCAAGGGCAAGGAGCGGGCGGACGGCCAGCCTATCATCCCCGGGGCGTTTGTGGCCATCAACATCAATAATACCGCAGTTACCACCACCATGGACTTCGCGGCGGACACCGCCAACGACGCCCAGCTGGCGGACCTGACCCTCACCGGGGCTACTATTTCGTTCAGCCCCACCACCTACACCTACACCGCCACGGCCTCCAGCAACTCCCTGAAAATCGAGGCCAGGCCCGCCCAGGCCGGTGCCCAGGTGGCTATTGCGGTCAACGGCAAGAATCTGCGCAACGGCGGCACCGCTACTCTGACCGCCTCTGTCGCCAACACCATCACCGTGACCGTCAAGCAGGGCAACGCCGTGAGAGTGTATACCGTGACCGTCACTGGCGCGGCAGGCTGATTGGAGGTGTAGACCATGGCCGACGAGGAAATTCTGGTTGCCCTGAAAATTGATCTCCAGATTGCAACCGACAAAATGGACATCTATCTGGGTCAGCTGATCCAGGCGGCCAGGGCCTATATCAAAACTGAGGGTATTGTCCTCGACTGCTCGACCGGCGACGGCATGTTGGTGGAGATGTATGCCGCCTACCTCTACCGCCGCCGGAGAGAGGAAAACGTCACGATGCCCCGGATGCTCCGCTGGGCTCTGAATAACCGGCTGTTCAGCCAGAAAGCGGGGACGGCCAATGGATGACGTATTGACATTGATCGCACCCGCCCTGGAGCAAAATGCCGTTGGGGACTATGTGTCCAGCGGAGAGGCCAGAACGGAGATATGGGGGACGGTCAGCTCTGTCAGCCGGGCGGAGTGGTACAACGCCGGGCATGAGGGATTCAATCCGGACATGGTGTTCACCACGCCCCTTGTCAACTACTGTGGTCAGCCGGAGGCGGAGTACCGGGGAACTCGATACGGAATCTACCGGACCTATTTCCAGGCTGAGAGCGACATGATCGAACTGTACCTCCAGAGAAAGGCGGGGGTCCAGTGAGTATCAAGGTGGACGATCTGGTTGAGGCCGTGCGGGGCGAGCTGGAGGAATACGCCGACGAAGTGACGGGGGACGTGAAGCAGGCCGTCAAGGAAGTGGCAAAGGCCACCGTGAAAGAGGTTAAGGCCAAAAGTCCGGTGAAAACCGGCAACTACAAAAAGAGCTGGGGGCAAGTCAAGGTTTCCGAGACCGAAGGGAGCATCGTGATTGCTATTCGGAACAAGAAATTTTATTGGCTCACCCATCTCTTGGAGAACGGCCATGCGCTGAAAAGCGGGGGCCGGACTAGGGCCTTCCCCCACATCAAGCCGGCAGAGGACTTTGCCGCCCGGGAACTGGAAAAGAAAGTGAAAGTGAAAGTCGAGGGGTGATCCTGTGACGCTGGAAGAACTGAAAACTCTGCTGGAATCCACAGGATTACCCGCCGCCTACCGGGCGTTCCCGGTAGGAAAAGCCCCTCCCCTCCCGTTCATCTGCTATCTGGTGGACTACTCCAACAATTTCGACGCGGATAACCGAGTATATCACCCAATCGACCATATCAGCATCGAGTTATACACCGAGTACAAGGACCCCGCATCCGAGGCGCTGGTGGAGACCGCCCTGCAAAACATCTGCTGGGAGAAAACCGAGGAATACCTGGACGACGAACGATGCTACGAAATTCTCTATGAAATTGAGGTGTAATTATGCCTACAAATACTCCGAACAAGGTCAAGTATGGCCTGAAAAATGCGCATTATGCGCTTCTGACCATCAATGAGGACGGGTCGGTTTCGTTCGGGACCCCCGTGCCTATCCCCGGCTCTGTGAGCCTGACCATGGACGCACAGGGCGAGACCTCCACTTTCTACGCCGACAACATGGCCTACTATGTGACCGCCACCAACGGCGGGTATAGCGGCTCTTTCGAGGTAGCCCTGATTCCTGACTCCTTCCGCACCTCTGTGCTGGGCGAGACCCTGGATGCGGAGGCGCAGGTCCTGGTGGAGAACGTCAACAACCAGACATCTCCCTTCGCGCTCATGTTTGAGTTTCAGGGCGACCAGAAAGCGATCCGACACATCCTGTACAACTGCACCTGCACCCGGCCCAGTGTGTCTGGCTCCACTACGACCAACACCAGTGAGCCCACCACCGAGACCATGACGCTGACCGCCTCCCCCCTTCCCAATGGCGTGACAAAGGCGCGGACCACTATGACCACGCCGGACATCCAGTATGCTGCATGGTATGACGCGGTGTGGCAGCCCCTCGGGTCTCTGGTGGTAACCAGTGAGGCCGGGGCCACTTCCGGGACCACCAAGATCACCGTTGCCCCTGCTCTGACTGAGGGCAACAGCTATATGTACCAGGTCGGGGCCTCCGTTGAACTGCCCGCTTACGGGGAGACCCTGAGCACTCCCTGGACGGAATGGAACGGGACCAAGGACATCACAGCCACCAACGGGCAGCAGATCGCCGTGGTGGAGGTCAATTCCACCGATCAGGCTCTGTCCGGCGGAACCGCCACCGTAACCGCAAACGGGGGCTGATTATGGAAAAAGTTATTGAGATCGACGGCAAACAGGTGAAATTCCGGGCCACTGCTGCAATCCCACGCCTGTACCGGATCAAGTTCGGACGGGACATTATGCAGGATATGGCCGCCCTGAAAAAGGAAATGGAGATGGCGGAGAAGGGCGAGGGCCCCATTCCTCCCAAGTTCCTGGAGATTTTCGAGGACGTGTCCTATCTCATGGCTAAGCACGCGGACCCGGACCTGGCGGCCAAGGGGCCGGAGGAATGGCTGATGGAGTTTGAGACATTCTCCATCTACGCCGTGTTCCCGGAGCTGTTCGAACTCTGGACGGCCAACAACGCAGTGCTTGCGACTTCTAAAAAAAAAGTCGCCCCGTAGACCGGGAAATGACCACCGCCCTATTCCTCCTGCGTGCGGCACAGCTGGGCATCCCCATTCGAGACCTCGAACTGCTTACCGTCGGAATGGTGACCGACATGATGATAGAGGCGGCGAATGATGAGGTGGACTATCCGCAACTGCCCACGCAGGAGGACTTTGACCGGTTCTGAGGAGGTGAACCAATGGCAAACAGAATCAAAGGGATTACTATACAGATAGGCGGGGACACGACTAAACTCGACAAGGCTCTTGCCGGAACCAACAAGGAACTTAGCGAGACCCAAAAGCAGTTGAAGGATGTGGAGCGCCTCCTAAAATTGGACCCCGGAAACACGGAGCTGCTGGCCCAAAAGCAGCGGCTGCTTGCCCAGTCCGTGGAGACCACCACCCAGAAACTGGACACTCTGCGCAAGGCCGCTGAGAACGCCGACAAGGCCTTGGAGCGGGGGACCGCATACCAGAATGCCTACGACCCCTTGAAGCGGGAATTGGACGGCGTGAGCGCCTCCCTGCGGGGCTTGGAGAGTAATGCCGAAAGCATGCGGCAGAAGCTGGCGGACGGTGAGATTTCCACCGCGCAGTATGATACATTCACACAAAAGCTGGACGATACCCGGAAGCGGGCCAACGAGCTCGAACAGGCCATTGAGGCGGTAAACAAAGAGTTTGCGGGGGCCAAGATCGATCAAAAACAATTTGATGCGATTCAGCGTGAGTTGGCGGAGACTGAAAAAGCTGCAGAAAATGCTCAAAAGAAATTTGAGGACTTCAGGATTTCCGCCGAAAAGTTCAATGCTTCGGCAAATAAGGTTTCCGAAGGAGCAGGAAAAGTTCAAGAGGCAACTAAAGGAGTCTCCACAGCCGCCGCTGGTATTCTAGGGGCCGCTGCTTCTACTGTCCCTGTAACCGAGGAATTCAGAACCAGTATGTCCGTGTTGGAAACGAATGCAAAAAATGTTGGGGTGAGCTTCGAGTCAGCAGAAACAGCACTAAAAAACTTCAATAGTGTCTCTGGCGAATTGGATAGCAGTTTGGAAGCAACATCCAATCTCTTACAGTCAGGATTCACGGAAAGCAATCTCCAGGCGGCAGTTGAGAATCTGGCCGGGGCTTACCTGCGTTTCCCCGACACGCTGAAAATTGAGAGCCTGGCGGACAGTTTGCAGGAAACGCTGGCTACCGGGGAAGCTACGGGCCAGTTTGGGGAGCTGCTGGACCGTATGGGTGTGGGAGCTGAGAACTTTACATCCCAACTGGCCCAGATCCCAGATATGGCAGATCGGATCAACCTGGCACTATCCACACTGGACCACGAGGGCCTGAGCGACACATACCAGGCATGGAAGCAAAACAGTGAGGGACTCATTGAAAGCAGGGATGCTAGTTTTGAGTTACAAGAAGCCATGGCAGAACTTGCGGAGAAAATACAGCCGATTCTTACAGATATTTTGAAGGTCATCACTCAACTGCTCGATTCGTTCAATAGCTTGCCCGACGGTACACAAAAAGCCGTAGGAGCATTTTTGCTGCTTGCAGCGGGTATTAGTCCTATTGCTGGCTTGGTTAAAGATGTTTCCGATGTGTTGCCTGGATTTATCGATTTATTTGAGAAGCTAGGCGTAAAAGGAACGATTGTAGGCATTGCAATTGGTGCGCTTGCTCTGTCTTTGGCTATGCTGGTAGGGGCTTGGGACACCATGTCTGGTGCGGAGAAGGTTATTGCCGTACTCGGTTTTGTCACAGCAGCAGCACTTACCGCTGCTATTGCTTTAGGCGCGTTCCAGTCAGCGCTTTCTTTGGGTATCGCTGCCGCCGGCATTGTAGCGGGTATTGCGGCTATTATGATTGCCATCAACTCCGCTACACAGAGAGCCAATCAGGTAGCGAAGCAAGCACAGGCATCTGTTCCGGGTTTTGCCGAGGGAGGGGTTGTGCCTCCCAATCGTCCATTCCTGGCCGTGTTGGGCGACAATCGGAGCGAGCCAGAGGTAGTCTCTCCTGTGTCCACCATCGAAGAGGCCGTTGCCCGCGCCATGTCCAGCCAGCCCAGAAATTCGGGCGGGATACAGAGTACCCGGCCGCTGGTTGTGAATCTCATTCTGGATGGGCAGCGTTTTGCCAGGGCAACCGTCCCCTATATCAACGCAGAAACCACGCGAGCCGGGGTCAATATCGTTAAGAAATGAGGGGATGAGCTTATGCCGTTTCTGGCGCAGCAGTTGAATATGGACGGAACTACCTATCGGGTGAGGATTGTATACGACACGTTGATACGCTCTTTTGAGCTTCTGGAAGGCGTCAACGCCGGGGAAATGCTCTCCGGTCGACATGAGCGGGATCTGCTTGGCACCGGCTACACCTATGAAATGCAGGTGGAGCCGGACCCGCGCTATCCCACAGATTACGACGCGTTCTTCGAGGCCATCAGCGCCCCGGTAGACAGTCACACCATCATCATGCCCTACGGACAGAGCACCATCACCTATGAGGCCATGGTGGAAAGCGGGCAGGACACCTATCGGGGAATTGTAGCGGGCCGAACCAAGTGGCGGGGCCTGACCGTCCAATACCGGTATATCGAGCCCCAGCGGGTCCCAGAGACCAGTTAGGAGAGACTATGGCAAATCAGATCATATACCGCAGCTGGACGTTTTCCGGGAATCAAATTCGGGACGGGAATCCCTATGATGAAATCTCGCTGCCCAGCTCCGCACTGGGCAGCAGCACGATTCAGGTGACCGTAAAATGCGCAGACCCGTCTATTGTCAATTTCCAGCGAAATGAGCCCTTGATTTACCGGCGGGACGGCCGTATGCCGGTGCTCTATTATGTCCAGTCTATCCAACGGGTAGGACCAAAGCTGTATACCATCAGCGGGACGTCTAAGGTCGGCCTCCTGGAGCAGCTCCCACACAGAGGTGGGATCTATGCCGGCCAGACAGTTGCAGCAGTTGTCCGGGATATCTGCGGCCCTCTGCCTGTATACATCAAATCCAACTTGTCCAATATGAAACTCTATGGCTGGCTGCCATATGCAAAACCCCCGAACCGGTCTGCCCGGGATAATCTGGCTCAAGTGCTGTTCGCCATCGGCGCCCACCTCGGCGTGGATCAGGATGGCACCTTCCGTGTGGAGCCGTTGTGGCCGGGCGTATCCAGCGCCATTCCAGGCGACCGTATTTATAACGACGCAACAGTCCAGTACAATGCGGCGGTTACGGCAGTAACCGTGACTGCCCACCAATATCAGCAGGGCACGGAAGCGGACCGCACGACTCTCTTTGAGGGGACAGCGTCCGCTGGTACGCTGGTGGTTTTCGATGAGCCTATGGCGGAGCTGCAGGCGACGGGATTTGCTGTCCAGGAGAGCGGAGCAAATTATGCTGTGTTGACAGCCGGGACCGGCACCTTGACCGGGATACCATACCTCCACCTGACCAATGACTTTACAAGGGCCATAGCAGATACCCCTGTCGATAACATCGTCACCGTCACAGACGCCACCTTGGTGTCAATCACAAACGCTTCTGCGGTTGCGGATCGCATGCAGGCGTACTATGCATGCACAAAAACTATCTCCGCACCTATTATAGCCCTTACGGAGCGGCCCGGCTATGTGATCAATGTGCTGGATCCATATGATCAGCAGATGGTCACCGCTACTCTCGCCTCCGCAGATATTACGCTTTCGAGGACTTTGCGGGCGGAGGAAAACCTGCTGGTGGGCTTCACGCCGCCCTCCAGCGGGGAAATCGTCTATGAAACCAAGCGGGAAGTTCTCACCGGGGGAGGTAACTGGCAGCGGCCGGACGGCGTGACCACTGTAACATACATCCTTATCAGCGGCGCCCAAGGAGGCTATGCGGGCAACTCGGGCGGCCCGGGCGGGGACTATGATCATTTCCGGTACTCCACTGGTGGGCGTACCGAGTTCGGATACCGGTACGGTGATGCAGGGCCCGGAGGCGACGGCGGGCAGCCAGGCCAGGGCGGGAGAATCCTCCAGGGTGAGTTAGATGTTTCAGATCTCCAAACAGTGGCCTACCAGTGCGGCCAAGGCGGCACTGGCGCACCCTCCGGCAGTACCGGTGCAGGCAGCGTGGGCAGCGATACCACGTTTGGCCCTGCCAGTTCTGCAGCTGGAGCCACATCAGACGACGGATATACCGACCCTATTACCGGAGACACCTACGCCGTCTCTGGCCGGACAGGCATCGCGGGAGGGGCATCCGCCGGAAAAATTCCAAATCAGTCCCCTGCGGCGGACAACATTCTACAATTTCAGCCCGCTCCGAGCGTCTCCGCCCGGGACGGGACTGTATATAACGGCGGCAACACTCCGAGCAACGGAGACGAGATCGCTACCCGTACCGCAGAACCCAACAATGAGGTGCTCGGCGTCGTCTCCGCCGCGCTGGGCTCCGGCGCGGCAGTGGGTAGCAATGGAACCAACAGCACCACTTACGGCACCATCACAACCAGCCGCCGGCTTACCGCCACAGCAGCCGACGGATTGGCTGGAGCCAATGCATCTCCGCCAGCTAAAGCGGCCCTTACTATGGGCGGTGACGGTGGCAACGGCGGAGGAGGCGGAAGCCCGGCGGGATTGTGCGGGATTAGCTATGAGCCCGACAGCGGGATCTCTACGTCTATTGAGCCCGGTACATCGGGGCCAGGAGGCCGAGGCAGCCCGGGAGGACAGGGGGGCGACGGGATTATTATCCTGTATTACTCCGTACCCATTATTCAAGCGGCGGGGCCTCTGGTAACAAAGACACCCAAATGGTTTAATGATAAGTTCGGCCGACGCTTTATTGTGTGAGGTGAGAAAATGATAACAGAGGAACGACTGGCGGCCCTGGAAGCTCAGATGGCCGCCCTCGTGGAACCGACCACCGAATACTATACCAGCCGTTACAGCGGTGAGGAGATCGACAAGGGAATCGATGGGGCTTTGCAGCTGGGCGGAGCCTCCACGCCCCAGGGGGCCATTGCGGCACTGGGGGCGGGGGTGAGAAAGAATCTGTTAATTAACCCGTTTTTTAAGGTCAACCAACGCGGCAATATCACCTACACCTCCAACGGCTATTGCGTAGATAACTGGGAAATTACGTACAAAGACACCGGAAATTACGGCGTTACTGTACATGACGATTACATTATGCTTTCTGCTGGACAGGAACGTGAAACACGAGTAGACCAATTTATAGAAGACGCAGATGCAGTTTTTGGAAAAACTGTGACTGGTTCGGCACTACTCGAGGATGGGACCTTAAGGACCGGAAGCGCTGTCTTCCAAAAATCTAGCGGGGGATATACGACAGAAACAATATACACCGATACGACCTTCAGTTTTCTTTTGCAGTCTGGCCCATCGATGAACGCGTTAGTTAGACTTGTTGTAAAAGAAGGGAAATCTGTCGGAGTCAGAGCTGTAAAACTAGAGTTTGGGAATACCCAGACACTTGCCTACCAGGACGACTCCGGTGCGTGGCAGCTGTTGGAGCAGCCGGACCCGCTGGAATTGCTGAAATGTCAGAGGTATTTTTACTATGCAAATAATATTTTATGCCCTGGACAAATAAAAAATGGCAATATATATCTAGCAATGTATCTTCCAACCAAAATGAGGGTAATACCGTCCATGACCGTTAAATCGTACGGAACGATAATCAATAACGGTGTAAGCAACGTTCCAACTACGTTCTATAATCTACTTCTATCTGGAAATATTCTCAATTTCAGAACAAAGGCTCCGGCCAATACGGCAAATCATACTCCTTGTGTTCTGACAGACCTTAATGCGGAAATTTCCGCCGAGCTTTAGTGAGGTGAGCAAAATGGATGACACCTATATCGTATACATCCGCATCGACGGCCAATCCCGCGTCCTGGAGATCAACTCCAGCGCATTTTGTCCGACACGGAGGGCTGGACGCAGATCGACGAGGGCTGGGGCGACCGCTACCACCACGCCCAGGGCAACTACCTGGACGGGCCCCTCTACGATAACAACGGCATCCCTCGGTATAAGCTGGACCGTGGCCGGGTGGTGGAGCGCACCGAAGAGGAGATCGCCGCCGACCTGGCAGCTATGCCCGTGCTCCCTCCCACCCGGGAGGAAATCCTGGAGGCCAAAATCCTGGAGCTCCAGCAACAGCTCCTTAAATTACAGACTGGAGGATAGTTTTATGCACGACACCATCAAGGACGTGATCAACTCCGGGCGCTACGAGCTCAACGACATGCTCCATAAGATTGACACCCTGTGGGTCCGGGGGGACCTGGACGACGATCAGCGGGACGAGCTGGTGGAGCTGGCCCGGGAGAACGCCACCCCAGAGCAGACCTACGCGCCCATCCAGGAGCAGATCGACCAGGCGTTTGCACAGATCAAGGCCCTGGGGGACCGGGTGGTGGCGCTGGAGGCCGGGGAGACCCCGGAGCCCTCGCCGGAGCCGGAGGAGTGGCCGGCGTGGGTCCAGCCCACGGGGGCGCACGACTGCTACAACACCGGGGACAAGGTGACGTACAACGGGCATCACTATGTCTCGAAGATCGACGGCAACGTCTGGAGCCCGGACGCGTACCCGGCGGGGTGGCAGGTGCAGGAGTAAGGAGGACGACATGGACAACATTACTGCAATCAAGGCGGCGGTGGCCGCTGTGACCGGGGCCCTCACTGGCCTGTGGGGCTGGATGGGCTGGCTGGTGGTTGGCTGGATCATCTGCATGGTGATGGACTACATCACCGGATCCGCCGCGGCGGCCAAGGGTGGGGCCTGGAGCTCCGCCAAGGCCCGGGAGGGCATCTGGCACAAAACCGGGATGATCGTGGTGGTGATCGTGGCCGCCGGCGCGGACCTGCTGTTGGCCACGGTGCTGGCCCACCTGCCCGTAATCCAGCTCCCGGTGGAGTTCTCGGGGCTGATCTGCCCGGTGGTGCTGGTGTGGTACATCATCACGGAGCTGGGCAGCATGGCGGAGAACGCGGCGGAGATGGGCGCGCCGGTGCCCTCCTGGCTGCTCTCTCTGCTGGAGGTGGCCCAGGACGCGGTGGACAGCGCGGGGAATAAGTTGGACGGAGACGGCGGAGAGGAGGAGGACAGCTGAGCCGTCTATTCACAAATCAACCCTATTTTGACAATGAGAGGAGCAAATACTTATGTCTAAGATCAATTCCAAGGTACTTTTCACCGCTTACAACATGGCTTCCGCCATGCCCGGTCAGGAGGACGTCTCTTGCCACCTCCAGGCCGCTGCCGATGAGTGTGGCCACACCTGGGCGGACGAAGAGATGCAGGCCCACCGGGAGTTCCTGGGGCGGCACCAGCAGGAGATGGCGGACGCCTACGACCAGGGCGGCTTCGCTCCCTTTGATGCGGCGGTGATGCTGGCCATCCACGAGGACGAGGAGCGGGAGGCCGCCCGGGGCGGTGAGGCCTGATGGCCATCCCCTTCAAGCAGGCGGCCCGGGGGAACTATCTCCCGGGCCGCGCCGGCAAGGTGGAGTACATCGTGATCCACTATACCGGCATCCCCAACGACACCGCCGAAAACAACGCGGTGTACTCCGCCCGGGAGTATACCGGGGTGTCCGCCCACTACTTTGTCGACGAGAATGAGGTTTGCCAGTCGGTCCAGGATACGGACGTGGCATGGCACTGTGGGTCTAAGAATCCACGTCACCCCTATTGCCGGAATGCCAATTCTATCGGTATTGAGATGTGCAACAGCGTTGGAGGTGTCCCAGAGGCCGTGAGAGCCCGAACAGCGGCTTTTGTGCGTCAGAAGATGAAAGAGTATGGCATTGATTCCAGCCACGTCCTGCGGCACTATGACGTGACAGGAAAGCGGTGTCCGGCTCCCTGGGTAGATGACCCACAAGCATGGATGGATTTTAAAGCTCTGTTGGAGGTGGAGGAAGTGACACAGGAACAGTTTGACGCTATGCTGGAGGACTATTTGGCCCGGCGCAATGCCAAGCCTGCCAGCCAATGGGCGGTCCCGTACATCCAGGAGGCCATTGACGCGGGCGTGATGTCCGACGTGGGCGGGACCATCGCGGCTCCGCTGGGGTTTGTCACCCGGCAGGAGCTGGCTGTGGTGGCCGTGAATGCGGTGAAAAAATAAAACAAGCCCGCCCTCAGAAATGGGGGCGGATTTTTATTGCTTTATTGTTAAAAAATATTTGCAAAAACTATTGACATATAGGGTCAGGAATGGTATAGTATAGTCACAGCAAGGGAACAGGGGGAAATAAAAATGAAGTACAACAAGCACGAAATCATGATGAACGCCTGGAGCATCCGCCGCACCGCTAACGTGTCCATGTCCGTGGCTATGAAGGCTGCCTGGGCTCTTGCTAAAGCCATCAACACCGCCGAGGCCGTCGCCGCCGACATTGACTGGAACACCAAAGTCCGCGTCAACGACTGGGTCAAGGGTGTCTACAACCGCACTTACATTGAGGTCGCCGTGTACACCAACGCCTGGAACCGCAAGCGCACCGAGAAGATCGGCTATGTCAACAACCTGACCGGCGAGTTTGTGGCCGCTTAATAAGAAAGGAGGTAACGCTATGAAAAAGAATTTAACTCTCGCTTATTGCATCCGAATCATTCGACCTATCGACCCTAAGTTTGCTGATTACATCAGCCGGTATACCGAGTCCCAGCTTAACATGGCGGAAGTTAGTGCCTATGTGCGAGACCGCCGTGATAACGGGTAAATCCAATGTACCCCTACCACAACCGCATCAAGCAACGAATCCGCAACGGCGAGTTGGTCAGCCATTACAAAGCCGACAACTATCCAGGAATCGGGCCGGCGCTTGTCCTGGTGTTCAACACCCCGCCGTTTCTGCGACCTATCAGACCGCATAAATGGGACGAATACAAGGAGGTGATTAAATGCAACTCTTAACCCTTCGCACCAAAGCTGGCTGGTCTCAGGAATTTGTGGCACGTCAGATGGAAGTATCCCGCGCAACCATTGTTAATTGGGAACGCGGCAACACCGAGCCGAGCATTAGCGAAGCCGTAAAGCTTGCAAAGCTGTTCGGCATCACAGTAGAGGAGTTGATGAAATGACCGCAGAACACGCTGTAAGCCGGTTCGCTGAAAAGGCACCTGGCGGGGAATTTCATTTTGAGTGGGAGCCAATGCAAGAAGAACGGTTTAACACTATCTGTCTGCTGGTCGGGATCGGCCTTGGGTGCTATACGTTCATCGAGTTTTTCAAGATGATGGTATAACACTATGAAAACACCGAATGAATATTTCCGCCGCCTAGCCCAGAAAGCAATGGAGACCCACCGGCTCAGTGAAAGAGGGCTGGCCCAGCGGATTGGCTGCGGCTGGGGAAGCGTGGCGCACATCCTGAGCGAGGAGGATGTGAAACTGAATCAGGAACAGTGGTTCAATTTGATGGCGCTTGGAGGTGCGTTCCGAAATGCGAGACCTACTATTTAACCTGGGCCTAGCCTGCGCCGTCTGCGGGCTGGCGCTGGCGATTTGGAATTGGAGGCACAGATGAGCAGTGTCCTTTACCTGTATGAGGATCGCGCTGTGTTAGAGGCCGATTTCCCGGACTGCGAGCGGTGCGAGAAGTTTCTGGGGCTCACCCCAGAGGATGACGAATCGGTCCCGGCGGTTTTCCACATCAAGAACCCGACGTACTGGGAGATTTACCGGGTCATCTGCCTGATGAACCCGGAAGTGATTGGAGGTTGACGTTTATGAATTACATCGAGGACAACCGCTCCATGCTGGAGCGAAACCGTGACGCGCGGGAGTACAGCTACAAGGCCCGCCGGGAGAACACGGCGAAGTGGTACCGGATTACCGGAAAGGCCCTCGCTGTGGCTGGTATCCTGTTTGCCCTGTCCCTGCTGGTTGGGTGGTCGTTTTGACTAGAACGCCATCATTTACAGTTAAGTCCCCCTGGAGGGATACGCAGAATTCCACGGCACACGACACGCCGGAGCGACGGGCGGAGTACATAGACGACCACAAAGCGGAGCTTTTGGAGTTGCTGCGGGATGGATACCCAGAAATACTGGATGAATTTATTGAGAATAGGTGGTGGGACTACTCGTGAACATTTATGAAAAACTGGCAGCTATTACAGCAGAGCTAAATGTGGTAGCCAAGAACCTGAAAGTGGGCGAAGGGCGGAATACCTATAAGGCCGTTGGAGAAGCTGACGTATTAGCGGCAGTTAAACCGCTGGAGGCGAAATACAAGGTCTACTCCTATCCGTGCTCCCGTCAGATCGTAGACAATGACGTGATCACGTCAAAAAAGGTTTACAACGGACAGGAGAGCGAAGTGTCCAAATTCTTTATGAGAGTTGAGACCACGTATCGATTTGTGAACCTGGAGGACCCGAAGGACTACTGCGATATCACGACCTACGGCGACGGACTGGACAGCGGAGACAAGGCCCCTGGAAAGGCCATGACCTATGGCGACAAGTACGCACTCCTGAAAGCCTATAAGATCATTACTGGAGACGACCCAGACCAGACGGCCAGCGAGGAGACGAAAATCAACAGAAGCTTTAAGCATGTTGAGTATAAGTGCGAGAACTGCGGCGCACCTATTGAGGACTACTTTGACGGAAAAGACACGATCCCTGCGGCGGCTTTGGCGAAGCGATCCAAAGAGAAACTTGGACGGGTTCTCTGCATCAAGTGCGGAAAGGCGGCAAAATGAACCTGACATTTCAGGACGCGAAGATCACTCTGGACAACGGGGTTTGGCTCTGCATTAAAGTGGCGGAGCCAGCCCCGGCCCGGGAGTTCGTACTTACCAAAAAGGACCGGGTGTACTCCTGCGAGATCAAGGAGCACCGGGAGAAACGGAGCCTGGACGCCAACCGGTATTATTGGGAGCTTTGCGGGAAGCTGGCAAAGGCTATCAACGACAAGCCGGAAAACATCTATCGGTCCCATATCAGGGATGTTGGGAATTACGAAACCATTTGCATCCAGACGAAGGCCCTGGAAGATTTCAAGCGCCGGTGGTGCAGAAGCCACCTGGGCCGGTTTGTGGAGACCAGGGAGTCCAAAATCCCCGGCTGTACCACCGTCCTGGCCTACTACGGCTCCAGCGACTTTGACACGCAGGAAATGTCCCGTCTCATTGACAACTGCATCCAGGACTGCAAGGCGGTGGGCATTGAGACCCTTCCGCCCGATAAAATCCAACTGTTAAAGGAGGAGTGGGGACGTGCACCGACAGACAAAGGCAACCAGCATCCCGCAAGCGACAAAAGATGAAGTCAACCGGCGGGACGGTGGACAGTGCATCATCTGCGGCGCTCCCGGCGCTCCCTGCGCCCACGTTGTGAGGCGCTCACAGGGGGGCAAGGGGACCGTTCAAAACATCGTCACGCTGTGCAATGAGTGTCACTACAGCCTCGATGAAGGGCTGTTCCTGGGCCGTTTAAAGCCCCTTGGCCTGGATTCTCAGGCGAAGGTCCGGGAGTTCGTGATCAACTATTTGAAGGGCTTCTATCCTAATTGGACGGAGGAAGCAATGAAATACAAAAAGTGGGAGGAATAAAAGTGCTTAATCAAGCTTTCATCATGGGCCGACTGACCAAAAACCCGGAGTTGCGGCACACGCAGAGCGGTACTCCGGTGGCATCATTCCGACTTGCTGTGGATCGGGACTTCAAGGACAAGAGCACCGGGGAACGTGCTACCGACTGGATTGACGTTACAGCATGGAGACAGACCGCCGAGTTTGTCAGCCGATACTTTACCAAAGGGCGGATGGCAGTGGTACAGGGCAGGCTCCAGACCAGCTCTTGGACCGACAAAAACGGGAACCGGCGTGAAAGTCTCCAGGTTGTGGCGGAAAACGTGTATTTTGGAGACAGCCAGAAGCAGGAAGGTTCAAGCGCACCGGAGCAGAGCTACCGGCAGGAGCCGCCCCAGGAGCAGAGCTACCAGCAGCAGTCATTTCAGGACTTGCCGGACGACGATCAGACAGAACTTCCTTTTTGAGAATACGCCCCCGGAAACGGGGACATTTCTTTAAACTTTCTATTGACTTTCAGATATTTTAGTGATATACTTTAGTGAAGGGAGTGATTTTGTGCGTTACTTGGTTAGCGTTTCTGACGACTTCCATGTTCGCCTCAAAGAGGAAGCTAATAAGGCTGGAATGAACGTCAGCGAGTACACCCGCTATTGTATCAAGCGGTACTGGGACTACCTGTATTGCCGTGAAAAGGTTGGTGATTAAATGCCTGAAAGAGATTTTAAGGGCATATGGATTCCTGCTGGTGTTTGGCTTGATGAAAGACTGAACGCGCTGGAAAAGGTTATCCTTGCAGAGATTGACAGTTTAGACGGAGAGCATGGATGCTGGGCCGGGAATGACTATATATCTCAATTTTGCCAGTGCAGCGCAAGCAAGGTTTCAAAGGCTGTTTCTAAGCTTGTTGAACTTGGGTATGTAAGGGTCGAATCCTTTAATGGACGAAACCGAGTTTTACGAAGCTGCTTAGCAAAAAATGCTAGGCAGTCAAGCATAATTTACGAGGCAGACGAGCAGAATTTACCACAAAGTAATATAAAGAATAATATAGAAAATAAAGAGAAGCGCAAGCGCTTCACCCCCCCCACCGTTGACGAAGTCAGGGAATACTGCCTTGAAAGAAACAACGGCATTGACCCGGAAGCGTTCACTGCTTTCTATGCCTCTAAGGGGTGGAAGGTTGGGAACTCTCAGATGAAAGACTGGAAACAAGCTATCATCACATGGGAAAAGAGGGAGCAAAGAGAACACCCTCAACAACAAAAACCGAAAAAGCCGGAGGGCCCCACATACCGGAAAGAGACAGACCCTGAAACTGGAGAGGAGGTCATTGTTTGGCTGAAATGATCAGTGCTGAAAACTCGCTTGTAGGCGCTATCCTGATTGACCCGCGCTGTCTGCCTGCGGTGTCTGAGATTGTGGGGCCGGAGGACCTGGCACTGGAGATCAACCAGGCAATTTTCAAGGCGGCCTTGGACCTGAGCCGAAGCGGAAAGGCCGTGGACCCGGTGACGATCAAGAAGCGGGCGAGGCTGGACGCAGACCAGTACCTGCTGGAGCTGATGGAGACCACGGGGACGGCAAAAAACGCGGAACTGTACGCCCATGAGGTCCGTAAAGCATCCATGCGGCGGCAAATCCTGGCCCTGTGCCAAGAGGCACTGGATGGGGCGGAGGAAGAACCCCGGGGGATGATTGCAAAGCTCCAAAGCGGCCTAGAGGCCGTGGAGCAGCGGGACACCGTGGCGGAGCTGGCAAGCCCAGACGAGGCAATGATGGCATTCTTTGCCCACCGGGACCTGGTAGACACAGGCGGGCATGGATGCGTCCCCACCGGCCTGGAACCGGTGGACCGTATCCTGGGAGGCGGGCTGCTGAAATCCGGCCTGTATATCCTGGCGGCCCGGCCGGCAATGGGCAAAACGGCTCTGGCGCTCCAGATGATTGACCACATGGCGCAGTACGGACCGGTACTGTTTGTGAGCCTGGAGATGGACTTGGAGCAGATCGAGGCCAGAAGATTTGGGCGTGTAGCCGGTATCCCAGGGAATCACCTGCTGATGGGACATCTTACCGATCAGGAGTACGACCGGGTGGCCGCTGCGGCGGACCGAATTCGAGGACTTCCGGTGTCGGTGAATAAAAAACCTGCGGCGACTGTGACGGACATTGGACACATGGCCCGGAAGGTCAAGGGGCTGCGGTGCATTGTTGTGGACTACCTGGGAAAGATCACTCCAGACAGCCGAAGGCAAGGACGCTATGAGTATATGACGGAAATCTCCGGGGACCTGAAAACCCTGGCCCGGAAGTACAAGGTGCCGGTCCTGGCACTGGCCCAGCTCAACCGTGCTAACACTGAGCGCAGCGACAAGCGACCGCAGCTGTCTGATTTACGGGACACCGGAGCTATTGAGCAGGACGCGGACGGTGTGATTTTCCTCCACCGGGAGGACTACTACCAGGAAAAGGTGGACCGGGACCCGTGGGAACCGTCAGAACTTGACATCATCGTCGAAAAGAACCGACACGGGCGCACAGGAACGTGCAAGGCGGCGTTTTACATGGCGACGGGTAGAATCATACCGGCAAAAGTAGACCGGCGTGTGGAGGCCATAGAATGCGAAAATACGTGATTCCGTTTATTCTCCCTGGCCTCAACGAGTACATAGACGCAGAACGGTCCCACCGACAAAAGGGCGCGGCTATGAAGCGGAAATGGCAAAACGCTGTGATTATGTCGCTGCGGGACAAAAGGCCAGTGCGGGAGCCGGTGAGAATTGGGTTTGTCTGGGTTGAGAAGAACCGGCGGCGCGATCCGGACAATATCTCGGGATTCGGGAGGAAGGTCATCCTAGACGCGCTGGTCAAGGCAAAAATCTTGAAGAATGACGGGCAGAAAAACATCTCCGGATTTGTAGGCGACAAGTACGATGTGGACCAAAAACGACCGTGCATCAAGGTTTATATCTATGAAAACGGGGATTGATGGGAGGTTATAGCGTGCTGACGGACGATGAAAATAGGCGAAGGATGGAGTTGTATCGGAAAGGCATGAACGACGCAGAGATCGGGGCCACGCTCTTTTTGACACCGACAACCATCGTGTATTGGAGGAAGAAAAACGGACTGCCTCCCAATAGACCACGAGATACGTTAACAAAACAGGACCTGGAGATTATGGAACGAATGTATCAAGCCAGGGCCAGCGATAGCCAGATTGCCAAAGAGATTGGGCGGTGTGTCTCAACTATACGGTCATGGAGGCGGCGGAATGGACTGCCTGGGAATTATGGCAAGGGAGGGAAACCAACTTGGAAAAGTTAATCAAGCGCGCCCTGCTGGGCGACCACGAGGCGGCGAAGCTGACCCATCTCTCCCTGTTTTCTGGCATTGGCGGTCTTGATCTGGCGGCAGAAATGGCTGGATTTCGGACGGTTGGACAATGCGAGTGGGCAGACTATCCCACTAAAGTTTTGGAAAAGCACTGGCCGGATGTCCCCCGCTGGCGGGATATACGCACCTTGATAGGAGATGATTTTTACGAGCGGACAGGACTACGAACAGTTGATGTTGTTTCCGGAGGCTTCCCCTGCCAGCCGTTCAGCGTTGCCGGGAAGCGAAGAGGCAAGGAAGATGACCGTTACCTCTGGCCTGAAATGCTTAGAGTTATATCAGAACTCCGGCCCGCTTGGGTCGTTGGTGAGAATGTTGCTGGGATCGTCAATATGGCGCTCGACCAGGTGTACACTGACCTGGAAAACGAAGGTTACACCGTCCAAGCGCTTATTATTCCGGCTTGTGCCGTCGACGCGCCGCACCGTCGGGATCGATGCGCCATTGTGGCTTGGGACGCCAACCGCAGGGACAGGGACGCATGGGCGGAGCGAGAAGTGGAGAAAAGGGAAAACGCCAAACCCGCAGGAATTTGTGAGAATGTTTCCGACACCAACGAGATTCGATGCGACCTGCGGGGATTTGGCCGGAAAGGAATACACGGGAACCCGCCATGCTATGAAACTGATTCAAGCAGCGAAACTATGGAGAACGCCGACGGCAACGGATGCGGAAGGCCGAGGGACTTATGCGAGTTACGATGCGTACAAAAGGAGGTTGGAAAAAGGGAAACAAATTTCCCTTGCAAACCAAGTCAAGTTCGAGGAACTATGGCCCACGCCGACCACGGGAGCCGGCTTGTGCGGCGGGACGGGGAATTTCCAACAGTTGAAGAAACTGCAGCAAGCGGGGCAGATCACAGAGGAAGAGCGGCGGAATATGTCGCAGGGGAATGGTGGACAGCTCAACCCGGATTGGGTGGAATGGTTGATGGGTTTTCCTATTGGCTGGACGAGCCTACAATCCCAAGAATAGCAACCGGCATTCCAGACAGAGTAAACCGGCTGAAATGCCTCGGAAACGCAGTAGTTCCACAGCAGTTTTATCCGATATTTCAGGCCATAGCGGATATAGAGAGGGGGATTATACATGGATGACATCAAATTAGCTCTGCTTGGGTCGAAAGATGCGGCGAAGCGGATGACAGATGCGGGGGTGTTGCTTCCTTGTTGCTGTGGGAGAGAAGCCCACATTAAGAAACGGGATAAAATCATAAGCTACAAGGTATGCTGTGAAAGTATTTCTTGTGGAAATGAAACAATGTGGTGGCCAGATGAAGCAACTGCAATTCGAGTTTGGAACACCCGCGCACCGATTATGAGCTCGGAGGAGATGGAGATACTGGATGCCAAAGCTTGAACTATATCACGATAATTTTCAGAACTTCAAACGGTACAGCATTCCAAAGGCCCAACTTGTGATTGCAGATATCCCATATAACATCGGAGTAGATGCCTATGCTAGCAACCCCATGTGGTATCAGGGCGGAGACAACAAAAACGGGGAGAGTAAACTGGCAAAGCAGAGTTTCTTCCACACGGATGGTAATTTCAAGATTGCGGAATATATGCATTTCTGCAACCGCCTCTTGAAAAAAGAGCCGAAAGAAAAGGGGCAGGCCCCGGCCATGATTGTATTCTGTGCATTTGAACAGATACAGACGGTGATTGACTACGGGAGACGATATGGCTTTTTACATAACTATCCATTGTTCTTTGTCAAGAATTACTCCGCGCAGGTATTGAAAGCCAACATGAAGATTGTGGGCGCAACCGAGTTTGCCGTGGTGTTGTACCGGAACAAACTGCCGAAATTCCGTAATAATGGCCACATGGTATTCAACTGGTTTGAATGGCGCAGGGACAGTACCAAGGACTATCCAAAAATCCATCCGACACAAAAGCCCGTTGGATTGCTAAAGCGGTTAATCGAAGTCTTTACAGATCCGGGAGACATTGTGATTGACCCTTGTGCTGGAAGTGGGTCCACCCTCCGGGCAGCTTATGAGTTGGGCCGAAATTCTTATGGGTTCGAGGTTGACCGGAATTTTTACCAAAAGGCAGTAAAAGAAATGATTGAACCGGCGAAAAGAGCGCCAGAGTTTGAGCAGATGGAGATGCTGGAGGGGATGAAATGACGCAAAAGTATGTGAATTTCTCACACCTGATAGATTTTCTGAAATCTTTATCCTTGAATAGGGATGTGAACAAAGACCCTTATATGGACAACGCGCTTTTGAATATGCGCCAAATCCTTGAGTTAGACATCCACAATCCGTGTCTGTTCCATTATATCGAAGTAGGCGGATGTGATGATTGCAGATGGCGGAATAGGCCGCAAAAGTGTTCTTGCTGCCGTAGGAATTTGCACATAAAAGATTGCTACGAAAAGGAGGCCAGCCATGAAGCGTGAAGAAGCAATTAAGCTATTGAAGCAGTACCAGGGCTATGAACCGATGTTCCCGGATGGAGAAACGCTAAAGCATGCCTTTGACCTAACGGACGAAACCGTTGACACCCTTCTCTCCGCCCTCCGCCCCGTCAGCCGGGAGCGGGTGGAGAGGATGTTTCCAGGTTGTGATTTCTGCAACATGGCAGATTTCGGAGAGTTTGGTTTTGAGATAACAAAGCACTATGCAAAAATTTGTTGTGCTCTTGGCAGTTGGAGATTCCCGGGAAAGGAGCAGTTCTTGTTTTGCCCGAAGTGCGGAAAACCGCTGACGGACGAGGCCGTGCAGATGGTGATGGAGAGATTGGAGGCACTGAAAGATGAATGATGCCGAAAAAGCTTATCAGTATTTTGTGATTGCTGTACCAGAAAACGAGGAACAGGCTAAGGCGTATTTCTGGGCAAGGAAAGCCCTACAGCCCACCCTCACCCCGCCGAACGAGTGGGTGAGCGTGGAGAACGCACTTCCGCCCAATATGGACGATGTGCTTGTGGTAGTTCAAAACAACGGGGAGTGCTGGACGGTAACTGGGTACTATTCAAACACGTCTAATGTGTGGTATGCCATGTTAAATGGGCAGGACACTAAAATGGACGTTTTGTGGTGGATGCCCCTTCCCGCACCGCCTACAAAGGAGGAGTGAGTATGGATAGAAAAGAGGCAGTCCTACGCATCAAAAACCACATGGAACATCACGGAATTGGTAAATATCCGCACTTAAAGTTGAAAGAAGCCCTTGATATGGCTATTGCAGCCCTGTCCCAGCCGAACGAGCCGATGACTCTGGAGCAGTTGCGGGAGATGGACGGGGAGCCGGTGTGGATTGTGGAGCACCCTGACTGGGGGCATTGGGAGCTATCAGCAGATGCGGAGGACTATATAGCAGACCGTGACCAAGATCTTTATGGGTTGAAACACGATGACCCTGCGGGACAATGCGGATTGCATGTGCTGGGGTGGCTGGCATACCGCCGCCCGCCGGAGGGAGAGGAGGACAAATGAAAGGCTGTAAGAATTGTCCGGCATACGCAAAATGCACCGTTACATATAGAGGATCGGCGTGTGCTGCCCTGCGTGGTACATATGGCATTGACAGCGACCCTGAGATTATTACCAACGCTGACCGCATCCGGGCCATGAGCGACGAGGAGCTGGCGGAATTTATTAGCCGTATCGAAATTGGGGATTTTGGACCGCAGGTTTACGGGAAAACATTTTGCGATATGTGTAAGGGCCAGTACGAATGCGATGATTGCAGATTGTGGTGGCTCCAACATCCAGCGGAGGAGGACACATGAAAGCATATTTTGAGGGCGACAAAAATGTGTTGGTATTCAAGCCGATTAAGAAGGGGAAGCGTTTCTGTGGTACGAACGAGGAACGGCTTAAATCTCTACCGACTGCCGAACTTGCAAAGGAACTTGCATTGATCGCAGAGTGGGACAAAAAGCAACTCCAGAAGGCTAAAGATGGCCCGGGGCTTGTACAGTTTATGGAGAAATGGCTCCGGTCTCCGGCAAAGGAGGACACATGATGGACATCGAGAAGCTGATTGAGCAATTATGCAAGCCGCAGACAAATGGGGAAAGCGGCATCCCGTTACAGACACTTTTGATTTGAGAGTGCAGGATGCTCTAAGAGACGCCGCCACCGCCCTCTCCACGCTCCAGACAGAAAACAAGAAGCTGCGGGCCGATTTTGTTAGGCTTAATGACTTGCTTGCAAGCTATCAAAATGTGCTTGTCCCGGAGCTGCGGTCCGAGCTGAAGCAAGTCACGCTGGAGAACAACGCGCTCTGGACGTACATTGAAATCGTAGACAGAGAGTACCGGAGATACATGGACAGGGGCTATGTTGACAGACTGGATGAATTAAAACGGACGTGGAAGTGCGGCCAGAAGGAGGACTGACATGAAACGAGTAACGTATGATTGGAATTTCTGCGATATTTCTATGTGTACGGGATTTAATTGCAGCCGACCATGCGACCAGCGGAAATTGTGGGAACGGCTGAAAGCCATAGAGGACATCCTGGGCGACGAGTACGACCTTGAACGCCTCCGCGAACTGGCCCAGGCTGACAGGAAGGGGCGGTGCGTGGTGCTGCCATGCAAGAATGGGGACCCAGTGTGGCGGCTATATGATGACTGCGACTTTCCTGGAGACTGCTATACCAAACAGAAATGCAGGGGCTGCGAGTACCGAAATCTGTTTATCGAAGAACAGGCGTTTTGCTTGTTAATGCTTAGCCAAAACGGGAAACTAAACCCGCCATATTATACAACCCGCGAAGAGGCCCAGGCCGCACTACGGAGGGAGCAGGAATGAGTACATTTGGTGATTGCCCAAAACAATCAATTTATGAAGATATTTGTTATCACCAGAGCCAAAGCAATATTTCCAAGGTAGAACTTATGACAATGCTGGCTGAGATTATTGCTTATATAGGGGAGAATTTTGAATGAAGGACTACATCGAGAGGGCGGCTGCGCTGGACATCCTGGATGTGGCGGGTGTCACGGACGAGGCATACAACGCTGTAAAAGACTTGCCCACCGCTGACGTGGTTAAGGTGCGGCACGGGAGATGGATTGGACTGGAATATGACGGCTATGCAGACGGATGCCCCGTATATGATTTGTGGGAGTGCTCCGAATGTGGCGAGGAAGTGAGGGGCGAGGATGTCCCTTCCACGCATCCTTGGTGCCATTCCTGCGGCACTCGCATGGACAAGGAGGACGAGCATGAGGCTGGTTGATGCAGATGTAGCAGATAAATGGATGCGACAGAATAATGCTTTTATAGATGCCGCTATCTTAAAAGCGATTCCCACCATCTCCGCCGTTCCTGTGGTCAGGTGCCGAGAGTGCACCCATTACAAAATCTGCGATGAGTGGAAAAACGGAAAGCGAATGCTGTGTGAAATCCACCACCATTCATACTTAGATCATGACGGAGACAATCATTTTTGTTCCTGGGGCCAGCGGAAGATTGAAACTGTACTTCCGATAAATGACACAAAAGATGAAAGTTTGGAGGCCGACCATGATGTTTCGTAACCCGGAGACGGGAGAAGTATACGAAAGCGTCTGGCAGCTCCCGGACACAGGATTCCGAACCAGATATGCCATAGACCACCCAGAGGAATATGCCCGGTTCTTGGGCTATGAGGTGGTGGAGAAGGGACATAACGGAGACATGGACAGAATCTCTGATGCGTTTAACCGGATGTCCAAAGAAATGCAGGGACTGCAATTAAATGCGGGAAAGGAGGAGGTTAACATGGACAAGCCAAGAATTTGTGAGGTGCTGGGGGTTGAGGTGGGCCAGAACTTCAAACTCAAAGGTGCGGATATGGGGTTTTATGTTGACAAAGATGGAATTGTAAAAAGAGAAGAGGACGATAAAAGCGTTGGATTACCGGAAATTTGCATGATGATTAACCTCCCCGATCAAATCATCCGCAAGCCCTACTTCACCGAGCAGGAGGTGGAGGATGCAAAGACTCTATTGAGAGTATTCCCCGAGCAGTTGGATTCTATCAGCCGTTCTAAAGATGGTGCGGTGACCCTTGCAGCAAAGGGGGCATGGAGAGGATATCTAAACAACGATGCGTTCCCCTCCATCCAGCCCGGCCAATCCTACACCCTTGACGAGATCATCGGAGGTGCGGAATGAAAGGGCCGTGCGATCTTTGCCGAAAAGAAAAGGATTGTTTGGCGTCAGGTCGTGTCATCGGGCCATGCGAATATTTTGAAGTAATTGAAAGATGCGACCACCACGCAAGCCCGGGTGACTACATCATCAAGGGCGTAAACGGAGAATTTTATCCTTGCAAGCCGGACATCTTCGCCAAAACGTATGAAAGCGCCACCCTCACCCCGCCGAACGAGTGGGTGAGCGTGGAGGATGCCGTCCCCGATCCGGGTGTGCGTGTGCTGGCGGCAAACGGAAACTTTGTGGGCGAGGCATACATGGCCAGCAACGGGGCGTGGATGCGGCAT